ACATAGTGTTACTCCCTTTCTTTTAAGAATACCTTAAAGGCTTGTTTAGCACTTACCCTGTTCAAGTTGGCATTGCTATTACGGAACTTGATGTAAAGTCGTCTAAGTTGTTTAGCAGTCATTACTTACTCTCCTGTGATGATGGGCCCTTCCAGTCATCGATGCGTAGACCCGGGGCGTGTTGCCCGTTTTCCTTTTCTGTAAACTCACCGGTTTGTGGCTTACCCTCTGCTGTACCTTCCTTAGCTTCTTCCAGTTCCTCTGCTGTTTCCTGAGAATAGGGGAAGATGTAAAGACGATCACCTACGTCCTCTGTCCAAGTCCACAGGATGATGTCATCCCCTGCGGATACGTGGTGGACATAGACAAACTCTCCGTCAGGGTATACCTCGATTGGTTTACCTAGTTGAGAGATGTAGTGGTCTTGGGTTACCAACCCCAACAGCACTGTGACTGTAAGGGCTGATGCTTTTATGAACTTGCTGAGTGACGAGTAGTATATAAGAAAGACTACCAGTGAACTCAGAAGTAAGTAGATAGTATATATTAGTATCATGGTGATCTCCACTCTCCTCGTCTTAGCTGTACTTGTACATCTGTACGCTTATCCACTACCTGACCATCTTTAACCCTAAAGACAAGAAGCGTTCGTTCTTGGAACTTCTCTAGACTAGCTGTTCCCTCGAATACAACAGAGTATGGTTGAAGGTCAGTTACTCTGACATTAACCTCTTGCATATTGAAGACTGCGTCCTTCTTTGAGTAGAAGTGCACGTTGACTACATAATCACCGTCAGGCAGGGATGTCATAGTAGTGATCTCGTAGTTACGAGAAACAGTAATAGTCTTACCATTCAGTGTGAACGTATCAGATTGAGCACCGATATCATCTCTCTTGAGGGTAATGTACCCGTTAGCTTTGTGACTATAGAAGACAGTCTTACCATCAGGACCCTTCAAGTACAGATCCATATCGTTGTGACTCTCATCGTCCCATGACATCTCGATCATGAACCGTATAGGTGGGTCAACCACCCCGTTCTTTGCAATCGGGTTTATAAGTAGAAACGCAATTACGAACAGGCTAGTAAACCCAACTAAGAGATTAAACAAGAGATCAACGAAAGCTAGATTACTTGAATACCTCCGCATATCAACTCTCCAGAATAACTAATTGAAGTTTTAACCAGAGGGACGCTACGAGGCCCACAAGGGACGTTACAAGAGCGGTAGACATACCTGAGGCCAATGTACTAATAGCTTCAGTCATGCTCTCTATCGAGCTTGTATCGATCTCTGAGAAGCTCTGACCGAGGACCAAGAGGAACCCGAACAAAGTACCTACCATACCGATAGACAGTACAGCGTCAGAGGCAAACCAATGAACATCATCTTGTCTGAAGTACATTGCAGCAGACGTCACTAGAGAGATGCCAATAATGACGAAGGTTAGGTAGGTGCTATCTGCTTCTAGCAGAAGCTGGAATAGATCAAACTTGAAGTGACCTACGACTAGGGCTATCAACCCTACGTTAACGATGAACCACCATTTCCACTTATTCATAATTAGTATCCTTTCCGAAGTAAGTGCATACGAAGAGGGTCTGCAACCCGTTCATACAGCCAGAAATCAGGGAGCTCAACAAACTCTGTATAGTTCTTGTCCTGCATTTCAAATAACTTAAGATCATTGGAATTGAGAATAAGGAATGTTTCAGAGTCTGTAATCTGGCTGATAATCAAAGGCAACTGAGCAGTATAACCTGTGTTAAAGAAGTAGGAAGCTGTCAATGCCCCGAAGAGTTGACCATTTTTCATACCGTCACTGTACGATGACTCGTCATAGGGTGACCAAGCTACGTGGAACCCAAGAACACCTGATAACACCTTAGATGGGCTACCGAGGAAGGCAATGGCACAGGCACTCAAGCAAGAACTACCCTCAGATACTATTGCTAAAGAGTTGTTTTTAAACAGTGTATGTCCGATACGATAACCCTCAAGAGCTACCCCACCACCTGAGTTTAGGTATACTGTTGTTATACCAGTGGTATCGATAACTGTTTGCAATCGTCTTGCATCGTCGCTCTTGATCTCCCCTGACAGTGTTATTGTAGTTCCGTCATGTGTGATAGTAGCACCCCTTGACTCGGTGCCAACTACGAGGAGGAAGAGCAGAATAGCCGCTCCTACCCCCATTGCAATTAATCCATCTTTCATAACTTATCCTTTCCGTTTAACTGATTGATCCTCATCTCTGAGTATCTAATCACTTTCTGAAGATCTATGATCTCCGATTCTTCTTGTGTCTTCCCTTCATATAGCTTGAAGCCAGCTCGGCTTGCATACTTGATGATGTTACCACGCCAGAATTCAAAACCATTCTTCATGATGTAGGTGATAGGTTCGATGACCCAACGTGCGTAGTGCCGTGGTTCATTGACAATCTCCGTATTCTTCTTCTTCTTTACCATACGTTTCTCTCCCTTGCATAGTTTACACTTAAAGCCTTCTAAGGTACTGTCACCGCACCAGTGGCAGTGTATCACAGCTTCTCCTCGTAGAACACCCTTACCCACTGGGCGCAGATGTCTGACCGTACAATATCATCCAATGTGAACTCGACGATAGGTACAGGAAGCATATGCTTCTTAGCTAGATGTGTGATCTTAGTTAGACCGTCACCTTCCTTAAGGTCAGTCTGTTGTACGTCCCCGTTGAGGACAATGGTTGAACCTTCTCCGACCCGTGTAAGCAACATCTTTAACTCGTGTGTAGTGATGTTCTGTGCTTCGTCACAGATGATGAAGGCGTCATCGAAGGACCGTCCTCGCATAAGGGCAAGAGGTGCCATTTCGATATTACCGTTCTTGATACCTGTCTCAACTGCACCTTTACCTAAGTGCTTGGTCAGGACGTCCAGTACGGGTAGTGCCCAAGGAGCTACCTTCTCCCCAAGATCACCAGGTAGGATACCAATATCCTTACCAACTGAGATCATTGGGCGAGTGATAACGATCTTATCAATCTCCTTGAGGGTGTATAGGTCTGCTGCCATCGTGGTGGTAACGTATGTCTTACCAGTACCGGCAGGCCCGAATACGATAACCTGGGATGCAGACTCAATAGCATTGATGAGTTTACCTTGGCTATCCGTCTTAGGCACGATACCCGAGGTCTTCTTTGCAGAAGCACCCTTGTACGTTGTTGCACGTTTGGTTTTAGCTGGGCGTTTAGGTTTCTGCGGAGACATATCTTTTCCTATTCTAATTAAAAAGGGAGGAACCTTTCGGAACCTCCCAATAGTAGCACACTTTGTATGGCTATGTCAAGCTCAAGTATTCAACAAGCTCTGAATAACCGCCTATATGAGTACCATCACTGTCAAAGATCTGTGGTACTGTCTTGTGTCCTGCTTGCTTTAACAAGGTCAGCACCCACTTAGAGCTAGGGCTTTGTACGTTATACTCAGTGTAGCCTTGCCCTGCTCCTTTCAACAGGGCTTTGGCTGAGTCACAGAAGTTACATTGGTCACGAGTGATGATGGTGTACATATTTATGCTCCTATAGTGTTATACTTGGTCCGCCCCACAGGATTCGAACCTGTAACCTACCCATTAGAAGTGGGTTGTTCTATCCAGTTGAACTAGGGGCGGTATTCGTTAACCGCTTAGGTCAAGTCAACGATCTCATGAGCAGTTTCAGTACATGCTCAGGTACATCTTTGACCTAGTGCAGAGGCGTGGTTTACACTAAGTCAACGATCTCATGAGCAGTTTCAGTACATGCTCAGGTACATCTTTGACCTAGTGCAGAGGCGTGGTTTACACTAAGTCAACGATCTCACATCCGTCACCTGAGCAAGCCATAGTCTGACTACCTGAGGTGTTGTCTTCCTGTTCATAACTTGCCAACTCTGACCAGTCAATAGCCGCAGGCATCTTAGATGACAACTCTTCGTAAGTTGCTTCGTCACAATCCTGATACGGAGCCTGTTGGTATGTGTGTTCATTGAATGGCAGGAACGATACCCCTGACATCTCATCGAAGTGTTTGTAAACAAAGGCTCCGACCTCAAACCATTCGTCTGACTTAACATTGATAGTCACCGAAGGTTTATGCTCGCACCATGAACGTTGGTACGCTAACCACATCTCAAGTTGCTCGATAGCCGATAGGTCTGCGGTAACGGTAGCTCCCTTAGGTGCTTTCTGAGGGAAGCTAAATACAACAGTCGTATCAGGCTTCATAACACAAGGCTGATTAGGAATACCTTGGTCAATCATAAACTGAGTAAGTGGATCTTTACTGTCTCCACGTACTGTACGGATGTAGTAAGGGCTGTGCCGTGCATGTATCCCAGACGCACTGTCAACAAGTTGTGATACTGTTCCTGAGGGTTTTACACAGGTGATAGCAGTAGCCTGTGGGATACCTAACTTCTCAGCCCAGATCTTGTTGGTCTTGATAGCCACTTCCTTAAGGTGGGCAAGTGTCTTATCTAACCCTTTGTTCTTAGTGGTCATCAGCTTGTTGTCCATTATACCAGTCAGAGACACACCCAACAACCGCTCCTCTTCAGTGTTACGCTGCCAGATCTTACGCAAGTATGGGAACTTCGTGTAAGCGGATTGGATGGTGCCCAGAATAGTAGCCAACCGAACCTTCTCTGAGAGAGTATCGATATCGTCTGTTGCACGTACTACGCACTCCGTTAGGTTACAAAACTGATTTGGGCGCAAGATGATTTCCGAACACGGGTTGGTTCCGAACTCAAAGTTAGGATCACGACGACCATTCTTCTCAGCCTGTTTCTTAGATGCCTGTCGGTTAAAAATACCACGTTCACCTGAGCCTGACTCAACCAGAGCAGTCCATTCCCGCATAAACGAAATGCTATCTGGCTTCTCGGTATAAGATACAGAGTTATTAGCCAAGGCACGTTGTGGATCATTCTCCCACCAAGCACCTGACTTA